TGGTAAAAGAATTAAACCTGGAGATCCTAGTGGTATAAAACCAAAATCTGAACCTGCTAAAGTTTTTATTGAACTTGGTGGTAAGGGTTCTGTAATTCATGATGAGAACTGGAATGATTTTGTGAAAAAAGAATTAGTTGTAAATATAGATGATATAAAGTGGTAGAGAGTTTGCTCCTCATGCAAAGATATCATAAATAATTAAAAAACTGGTGATATGGCGTTCCGTATACAAAAACCTAGTATTATGCCCAGTGTTGGTACAGTGTACTATAAAGGTAGTAATCAGTGGGATGAAACATTTGCTAAAAGAAAACTGTATGCTAATAAGGCAGCTGCTGAAGCAGAACCTTATATTTACAAGTGGGAAGATGCTACTATTGTAGATGAGAGTTGATCATGAAATCATTTGTTACCTTTAGAGAAAATTTACAAGACAGAAGATTACAATTATTAAGAAAGCAGAAAGATCAGAAACAACAGTCTGCTGAAACTGGTGATAAAGCACGTGTTTCTTTTGAGAAGGAAGTAGATGATAAAAGAGAAGCAACTGCAAAGAAAGAAAGGAAGATGAAAGAGAAAGAAGATATAAAAAAAGAAGTTAGAAAAGAATTGGAAGCAGAAGAATGAAAACTTTTAATTCTTTCATGGAGCAAAGGAAATGCCCTCCTGGTATGAAATGGGATTCAAACTTGAAGGATTGTGTTCCTAGTGGTAAGATGTATGGTATGCGTTGGTTTGGTGTAGGTCGTAATCAAAATGGAGAAAATGGTAATGGCAACGGAAACAATAACGGACATGCTCATGGGAATGGACACAGTGGGAATGGTAATGGTAATGGTGGCACAGGGTCTAGTGGTAATGGGGGTGGTAATGGTGGTGGGAATGGCAATTAAGAAATAAATATGCTATAATAGTAAAAACTGGTCTTTTATTATGGAATGGGTCTACAAAATTTGGACTGAACTCACTTGGGTTGAGGGATTTATTTTTACATTATGGATTGTTGGACTCTATTGGGGTAAGAAAAAACTAGATTATAGGTTTGCTCGTAAGACCCAACATGCATGGGATAAGAGTGTATATAAAGTAAAAGTTGTTGATCCTGTTACTGTTACTAGGAGAAGGGTATAATGTCTGAAGAATTTACAAGAATTGCTAACTCTTTAGAGAGAATTGCAACTGCATTAGAGCATTTACATATTGAACAGATTGATCATGCTCATATAGATGATATTGGTGAGATACATGGTGATGTTGTTACACACCCTAAACAGTTCTAAATATGGCTCAAAGTCTTAAATTTACCATCAGACAAGATGGTACTGTAACTGAAGAAGTTATTGGTGTCATTGGTAATCAATGTCAAGAGATAACTAAATCTATAGAAGAAAAACTTGGCAATGTTGTTCAAGTAGAACCTAAACCTGAATACTATCAACCACAAGAAAATGTCTCACTTCAGCACAATAAAAACGAAAATCAAGAACAAACCTGAACTAGTAGAAGCATTAGAACTTCTACAGTATAATGTTATTCAAGATGTTAAGTTAGAAAATCCACTTGACCATGAACATAAACAATGGCAAGTTGATGTTGCTATAGATAATGATATTGGATTTCGTTTAAATAAAGATGGTGTATATGAATTAGTAGCAGATATACAAACTTGGAAAGATCCTGTTCCACCAAAAAGGTTTATAGAGAAGGTCACTCAACAATACGCAAGAATGACCATACATAATACTATAAAGGAGATGGGATTTTCTGTTCAAGAAGAATGGGAAATGGATGATAATTCAATTGAGTTAACAGTTACTAAATGGTAGCAATGGCAGAAGAAAAACCTTTTCTAAATTTAGATGTAGGAATAAAAGAAGTCAGACTACTGTATGATTGTATAGAATCATACGCAGAAAATTCTTCAACCTTACATCCTTCAGAAAAGGAAAGACTTACATATCTTAGAAATTTGTTTTATAAAGTGAAAATGGAATACGAGTATCTAAATAATTAAAAAAGATTATGGCTGTTAAGAAGACTATAGTTGGACAAATTGAAAATAGGAATTTTTTATCGCCTACTGGTTTCCAATTTCAATTAAACAGAGCACCTAAAGTTGCTTACTTTGGCAATTCTGTTAATATTCCTGCTATGACTTTAGGGGTTACTAATTTTCCTACGTATTTAAAAGACATTCCCTTACCAGGGGATAAGATGGATTTTGAGGATTTTACTTTAAGATTTTTAGTAGATGAAGATTTAGAAAATTATCAAGAAATTCAACACTGGATGAGGGGACTTGGATTTCCAGAAAGTTTAAAAGAAATATATGATTATCAAAAAGAGAAGAGTGATATATCTCAACCTAATAAAAGTCAATTAAATTTATATTCTGATGGAACATTAACTGTATTGGATTCTGTTAATAATCCTAAATTTAAAATAGTTTTTGAAAATATGTTCCCTGTAAGTTTATCTACATTAGACTTTGATGCTACTCAAACAGACTTAGAATACTTCACAGCAGAGGTCACTTTTAACTACACTATATACAATATACGAGAAATAAATGGTACTGAATGTTAATTTATGATTGATTTGAATGGAATCCAAAAGATGTGGGAAGAGGATTCTAAAATTGACCCAGATAATTTACACACTGAATCTTTAAATATTCCCTTACTTCATGCAAAATATTTTGACTTATATAATAACATCTTTCTTTTGATGAAGAAAGCACAACAACAAAGAAAAAATATTAGACATGATAGATATGAATATTATGGTGGTAAAGCAGATCCAGAGGTTTATATAAAAGATCCTTTTCCTAAAAAGATCAGAGATAAAGATACAATGCAAAAGTATCTAGATGCTGATGAAAGACTTTCTGCGTCTAATCTCAAAATAGAGTACTATGAAACCATGCTAAATTACTTAGAGAGCATACTTAAACAGATATCTAATAGAACATATCAGATTAAGAATGCAGTTGAAGTAATGAAGTTCCAAGCTGGTTATGGCTGATCTTACTATAGAAAAAGTAAATGAGGTATATTTAAAAGTAAAAACTGAACCATCTATTGAATATGAATTAAGAGATAGATTCACTTTTGAAGTACCTAATAAAAAATTCATGCCTCAATACAGAAGTAAGTATTGGGATGGATATGTACATCTTTTCAATATGAAGACCAAGAGAATTTATGTTGGTCTATTGGACAAGATTGTTGCCTTTTGTGAAAAGTCTGGATATACATATCAATTTGAAAATAACAAATATTATGGTCCTCCATTTGAAGTCAATGAAATGATTTCTATGGGAGGAGTAAAAGATTATATGTCTTCTATTACTGGGTTTAAACCTAGACCATATCAAATAGAAGCAGTCTATGAAGCATTAAGATATAATAGAAAACTTTTAATATCTCCTACTGCATCTGGTAAATCTTTAATGATCTATGCAATAGTAAGATATTTTGTTGCTAAGAAGCAAAAAATTCTTTTAGTTGTTCCTACAACCTCTCTTGTAGAACAAATGTATAAAGATTTTATAGAGTATGGTTGGGATGTTAAAAATCATTGTCATAGGATTTACGCTGGTAGAGAAAGGACTAATGTAAATGAAGTTACTATTACAACTTGGCAATCTGTTTATGAACTAGAAAGAAATTTCTTTGTAGACTATGATGTAATTATAGGTGATGAAGCTCATCTTTTCAAGAGCAAATCACTAGTAAAGATAATGGATAAGTTAGAACATGCAAAGCATAGATATGGGTTTACTGGAACTTTAGATGGCACACAGACCCATAAATGGGTGTTAGAGGGACTCTTTGGACCATCATATAAAGTAACACAAACTAAGGATTTGATGGAACAGGGACATCTTTCTCAGTTAGATATTCAGTGTTTAGTTCTTAAACATAAACCTAAAAAATTTGAGACTTATGAGGATGAAATCCAATACTTAATAGGACATGAAAAAAGAAACAAATTTATTTCTAAGTTGGCAATTGATTTAAATGGTAACACTCTTATTCTTTATAGTAGAGTAGAGACTCATGGAAAGATACTTTATGAATTAATAAATAGCCTTGTAAACCATGATAGAAAAGTATTTTTTGTACATGGTGGGGTTGACGCTGAAGATAGAGAAGAAGTTAGAAAAATAACTGAAGAAGAAACCAACGCTATCATAGTCGCTTCTTATGGAACATTCTCTACAGGCATCAATATTAGGAGGTTACACAACGTTATTTTTGCTTCTCCATCTAAGTCTAGAGTTAGAAACCTTCAATCCATCGGAAGAGTTTTAAGAAAAGGTAAAGATAAAGTTAAAGCCAAACTTTATGATATTGCTGATGATCTTACCACAGGATCAAAGAAAAATTATACATTGAATCATTTCATTGAGAGAGTGAAAATTTACGTACAAGAACAATTCAATTATGAAATTATATCAATCAACATAAAAGATTAGGAGGGACAATAGATTATGATAGAAGATGATTTTTACGCAACAGTTAAATTAAAATCAGGTGAAGAAATATTTGCTAAGGTATCTGCTTCTGATGAAGGAGATAGAACTTTATTGTTGGTATCTAATCCTATAGTAGTAGAAGAAGTAAAAACTAGAGGACAGTTACAAGGATTTAAATTTGAACCTTGGTTAAAAACTTCTAACGAAGATTTATTTATTCTTAACTTAGATGATGTTTTAACTCTATCTGAATCAGAAAATTTTGAAATGATTGTATTCTATCAAGATTATGTAAGAAAGATGAATAAAACCAACCATATAAAGTTAAATAAAAAAATGGGATATATATCTAGTGTGAATGACGCTAAGGAGATCTTAGAGAAATTATATAAATTAAACTCGAACTAACCCTTCAAACCCAACAAAGGTATTCTACTCATAAATTGATACCTTGTCAACGTTGCTTAATGCTGTTATAATATTATGAGCAGATAGCAATAAATATGCCAAATTATGCAGCACCAA